CCCGCCTTCTGGCCCCGTGAAGTCCAAAGTTCTGGGCACAGCGGACAAGGAAAAGCTCGACAAGTCGCGCCGCAAGTCCGAGTTCATGAACTGGCAGACCACCCAGCAGATGCCCGAGTTCCGTGGCGAGCTGGAGCAGCTCTCGACGCAGCTGCCTTTGGGTGGCGGTCAATACCTCAAGCTGATGTGGTCGCCCCAGTGGCGTCGCCCCACGGCCGAGTTCATCGCCATCGATGACATGTACCTGCCGTTCGCGGCCACCAACTTCTACAGCGCCGAGCGCAAGACGCACGTCCAGTACGTCACCAAGGCCGAGTTCAACCGCCGCGTCAAAGCGGGCATGTACATCGACGTTGACCTTGGCTCACCCGATCAGATCGATTTCAGCGACGCGACCAAAGCCAACAACAAAATCGAAGGGCGCGAGGACAGCGGCTACAACGAGGACGGTCTGCGCACGATCTTTGAGATTTACACGCACCTGGACTTTGGCGACGGCATGGAGCCGTACATCATCAGCATCGACAAGTCCACCCGTATGGCGCTGGCCTTGTACCGCAACTGGGACGCCGAAGACGAGCGCCGCAAGGAGCTGGACTGGATTGTCGAGTTCCCATTCGTGCCTTGGCGCGGCGCTTACCCGATTGGCCTGACCCACATGATTGGCGGCCTGTCGGGCGCGGCCACCGGCGCGCTGCGTGCGCTGCTGGACTCGGCGCACATCCAGAACATCCCCACGCTCTTGAAACTCAAGGGCGGGCCCAACGGCCAAACGATCAACGTGCAGCCCACCGAAGTGGTCGAGATCGAGGGCGGCGCGCTGGTCGACGACATTCGCAAGCTGGCCATGGCCCTGCCGTTCAACGGCCCAAGCCCCACCCTGTTCCAGCTGCTCGGCTTCTTGGTCGACGCAGGCAAGGGCGTGGTGCAGACTTCTTTCGAGAAGCTGTCCGACCAAAACCCCAACGCCCCGGTTGGTACCACGCTGGCGCTCATCGAGCAAGGCATGGTGGTGTTCAGCTCCATCCACTCGCGCCTGCACAACTCGATGGAGCGGGTGTTCAAAATCCTGCACCGCATCAACAGCGCGTACCTGACCGAAGAGGACATCGAGGCAGATGCCGCTGGTCTGGAAGTTCGCCCCGAGGACTTTGACGGCCCAATGGACGTTATTCCCGTCAGCGACCCGGCCATCTTCAGCGAGGCCCAGCGCTTTGCGCAAGTCACTGCCGTGCAGCAACGTGCAGCGGTTTTGCCGCAGATGTACGACGCCCGCAAGGTCGAAGAGATGTTCCTGCGCAACCTGAAGCTCAGCCCGGAAGACGTGCTGCAGCCTGAGGTTGGACAAGACGATGTGGACCCGGTGAGCGAAAACGTCGCGGCCACCATGGGCCGCCCTGTTTACGTGCTGCCCAAGCAGGACCACGTGGCGCACATCCAGACCCACTTGGCGTTTTTGAAGTCGCCGCTGTTTGGCATGAACCCGGCGCTGGTGAAAACCTACCTTTACCCGATGGCACTGCACCTGCGTGACCACTTGCTGAACTTCTACCTCACGCAGTCGCATGAGGCCGTCGAGCGTGCGGAGAAGGAAGGCTTGATCACAGACGACGCCAACCAGCAGGTCAAGGTCATTTTGAGCGTGCAGCAGATCATCGAGCAGCAGCTGGCGCAGTTTGCGCAAGAGTTGGCCAAAATCGACGAGATGGCTCAGCAGTTTGCCCCCCAGCCGCCCCAGATGCCGCAGGACAAGAGCATGGAGATTGCGCAGCTCAACGCGCAAGTTCAAGGCCAGGCTTTGCAGCAGCGCGCTCAAACCGATGCGCAACGTCTGCAAGTCGAGCAGGCCAAGCTCGTGCAAAAGCAGCAATCCGACCAACAGATGCTGGCCGACAAGCAGCAGGCGCGTGCCGAAGAGTTGCAACGCGAGCAGATTCGCCAGGCTGCGGAAAACCAGCGCGTGGAGGCAAACATCCAGGCCGATCTGCAGATGAACTCGGACGACAACGCCACGGCCATGCGCCTGGCAGCGGCAGAAATTGCCTCCGGCGAGAAAGTCGCCGTGAGCACCGGCTCGGGCATCAACCCCGGCACACGTTAATTTTTACAAGGAGCATCCCATGAGCGATAAACCAACCACCGGCACCGTCCCCATGACTGGCGCATTTGTGAAGCAGCACCACCGCATGGCCGCTGGCCAGCCCGTGACGGGCCAGACGCTGCCCGCAGCGCCCAGCACACCCAAGACGCCCGCCTGATGGCCGTCGAAGATCGCCTGCTGCACAAACTCAAAGTTGACCAGCAGGTTTTTGCGCTTGAAGCCCTCAAGCGCCCGGTCGAGCGTGACGCTTTCGAGTACGGATACCGAGTGGGCATGGTTGCTGGATACGAAGCAGCCATCCGATCCCTTCTCGATCTTCTGGACGATGAGCGAAACAACGACCGAGACCTATGATTCGCACTGGTCTGTGAAGTTTTTTTGATGGCAGCCGTTGTGGCTGCCGTACAACTGCTGAAAGGAGCAGAAGATGAGTGAAGCGTTGATCGAGGCTTTCCCGGATGCCGAGCCAGGCATCATCCCGTTTGGAAGCCGAGTCTTGGTGCAAATCCGTAGCCCCAAGACAAAAACAGCCTCCGGCATCATCATCGACAACGGCTCGCGTGACACTGAAAAGTGGAACACGCAAGTCGCCAAGGTGGTCAACGTCGGCGCACTGGCATTCAAGAACCGAAACAGCATGGAGCCGTGGCCCGAGGGCAGCTGGTGCAAGCCGGGCGACTACGTTCGCGTGGCCAAGTACGGCGGCGACCGCTGGGAAGTTCCCATGCCCAACGGCGAGACCGCCCTGTTCGTGATCTTCAACGATCTGGACATCATCGGCCAGGTGACCGGCGACCCGCTGGCCATCCGCGCGTTCATCTGAGGGGGCGACATGGAACGTTACATCGGAACCAAACTGATCAACGCCAAGCCCATGACCCGGGCTGAGTACAACGCCTTCCGTGGCTGGACCGTTCCGGCCGACGAGAACCCAGCCGACGCTGGTTACCTTGTCGAGTACCTGGACAACGGCAAGGGAAACACGGACACCTACGCGGGCTACGTGAGCTGGTCGCCCGCCGAAGTGTTCGACCGCGCCTATCGCAAGTGCGACGGCATGACCTTTGGCCAAGCAATCGAGGCGTTGAAGGCTGGCCAAAAGGTCGCCCGCACCGGCTGGAATGGCAAGGGCATGTGGCTGGTGCTGATTCCCGGAACGCCGAATGTGGAGCTTAAGCCCGGCACACCATACGCCGATGCGCTGGGAGCGACGCACTGCGAAATCCTGTCGCACATCGACATGTGGACGGTCAACGCCAACGGCCGACGCGCCATGCTTCCGGGATGGTTGGCCAGCCAGACCGACATGCTGGCTGAAGACTGGATGATTATTTCTTGAGGAGAACACCATGCCAACCATGACTGAAGACGACGGCAAGCCCGGCGACAACGAGGAAATCGTCATCGTCGAGGACCAGCCAAAAAACAACAACCAAGACGATGATCGCGACGACCGGCGTTTAAGCGACAACGACAACGACGACGACCAATCTGGCGATGCCAACGATCCCGAGCGCGAGGCAATCCGCGAGCGCCGCCGTCTGGAAAAGCTCGAGCGCAAGAAGCGCCGCGACGAGGCCATCAGCCGTGACAAGCTGGAGCTGGACTTCCTGCGCAAGCGCAACGACGATCTGGAGCGCCGACTGGGCACCGTTGAGCAGCGCACGCATCAGGCGGACCTTAGCCAGTTTGACGCGCAAATCGCAAACGCTCGAAACGAGGCAGAAATGGCTGAGCGAGTGATCGCCAAGGCCGTGGCTGCTGGAAACGGCGAGGACGTCACGCAGGCCATGCGCTACCGCGACCAAGCCATGCAGAAGGCGCAGCAGCTGGCGTTTGCCAAGCAGCAGGCCGCCCAGCAGCGCCCCGCGCCCAAAAGCGAAGGCATGGATGACATGACCTTGCACTACGCCAAGGAGTTCATCAACGAGAACAAGTGGTACGACCCGCAGGGCCGCGACGAGGACTCGGCGATTGTTTTGGCCATCGACCAAGCATTGCACCGCGAGGGCTTGCGCCCCGACACTGAGGAGTATTGGGACGAGTTGCGCGAGCGCGCCGCCCGCCGCATTCCTGAGAAGTTCAAGACGGCTGATTCCGGCAAGGCACCCGCTGCTCAGCGCACCCCCCGTGGTGGCCCGGCTGTTGGCTCTGGCCGTGAGCACGCTCCAACGTCCACCCGGACCGAGGTCTACATCAGCCCTGAGCGAAAGCAGGCACTGATTGACGCAGGTGTTTGGGATGACCCGGTGCTGCGCAACAAGTACGTCAAACGTTACGCCGAATACGACAGAAGCAACCGCGCTTAAAAACCGCGTTGTGTTTTTTGAAATCCGTCCTATAATTTTCCCAATCGCTGAAAGGAGCGAGAAAAATGTCCGATGAACGCTTAAAGAAATCTGCTGGTGACAACCGCGTTGGCCGTGCGATGGTAGATCGTGCTGCAACAGAATCGCGTGCTTTGTCCGATGACGAGCGGGTTGAAATGTTCCGACAGCAGTTCCACCAGTCCTCTCTACCGGACTTGCCCAAACTCGACGGCTGGCATTGCTGCTGGCTGACCACGACCAACCCCCGAGACTCCATCCACATGAGAATGCGGCTGGGTTACGAGCCATTGAAGCCTGAGGATGTTCCAGGCTGGGAATATGTCACGCTGAAAACCGGCGATTGGCAGGGCTTTATTGGGGTGAACGAGATGCTCGCTTTCAAACTCCCGATCAGCCTGTACGAGAAGTACATGCAGGAAGCTCACCACGACGCGCCTATGCGCGAAGAGGAAAAGCTCACCGACACGGCTGAGTTTATGGAGCAGCAAGCTCGCGCATCAAAGTCGCGGATTGACATGGGTGATGGCATGACGGAGATTGGGCAACGCAGAGAAGCTCGTTTTGAGCTGACCTGAAACTTTGGTCCATTCATCAATCCCTTAAGGAGAACGCTAAATGTCCTCGACAAGCGCACCTTTTGGCTTCCGTGCTTCTTTCCACAACAGTGGTCAGATGCGTCCGAAAGCCTACACCGTAGCGAGCGCCTACGCCGCCAACATTTTCTCGGGTGACCCCGTGAAGTTGACCGACGCTGGTGTTATTCAACTGGGCACCTCTGACGGCACCCGTGACGGCACTACAGACGGCATTTCCCTCTTGGGAATCTTTGCTGGCTGCCAGTACCTGGACGCCTCCGGCAAGCCTACCATCAGCCCCTTCTGGCCAAGCGGCACCACAGGCACCGAGATCGTTGCTTGGGTGTATGACGACCCAGAAACGCTGTTTGATGTGCAGTACACAAACCCAGGTACACCCGGCACCACCACCGTGCAAACGGCTGTTGGCGAAGAGTGTGACTGGACTGTGGCCTCTCCTGGCGGCTCGACCCGCACGGGCCTGAGCAGCACTCAACTCGGCGTAATCCAATCCACATCTGGCCAGTTCCAGATCACTGGTTTTGGTTACAACATCAACGACTCTTTGACAGACGCTTATGTGGTTGCGACCGTTCGTATCAACGAACACCACTACAAAGCTCCAGTCAACAGCATCTAAGGAGGGCTGAAAAATGGCAACCCCAATGCGCAGTACGGACTTTCGTTCCGTAGTCGAGCCCATCTTGAATGAGGTGTTCGACGGTGTTTATGAGCAACGTGCCGACGAGTGGAAGCAAGTCTTCCGCGAGCAAAAAGGCATCCCACGCAACTACCATGAAGAGCCCGTCTTGTACGGCTTCGGCGCAGCTCCTGAGCTGCCCGACGGCATGGCAGTGACGTATCAGTCCGGCGGCGTGCTGTTCCTGCAGCGCTACCTGTACAAGGTGTACGGCTTGGCCTTCGCTTTGACCAAAGTTCTGGTTGAAGACGGCGACCACATCCGTATCGGCCAGACTTACGCCAAGCACTTGGCTCAGTCGCTGATCGAGACCAAAGAGACTCTGGCTGCCAACATCCTGAACCGTGCCTTCAACGGCGCGTACACAGGCGGCGACGGCGTTTCTCTGGTGTCCGCATCGCACCCCATCGTCAACGGCACGTTCAGCAACCAGCTGACCACCTCTGCCGCCCTGTCGCAAACCTCCCTTGAGCAGATCTTGATTCAGATCCGCAACGCAGTGGACAACAACGGCAAGCGTATCCGCCTGACACCCAAGAAGATCGTCACTGGTCCTTCCAATGTGTTCTCGGCTGAAGTGCTGCTGAAGTCTGTTTTGCGCACTGGCACCGCTGACAACGACATCAACCCCGTGAAATCCATGGGCTTGCTGTCGGAAGGCCAAGCCAACCTGTCTCGTATCACCTCCACCACAGCCTGGTGGGTTCAGACCGACGCTCCCGAAGGTCTGAAACTGTTGATGCGTCGCGGCCTGGAGAAATCCATGGAAGGCGACTTCGAAACAGACAGCATGCGTTACAAGGCCACAGAGCGTTACGTTCTGGGCTGGACTGACCCACGCGGTGTGTTCGGCACCTCCGGCGTCTAAGATGCCAAATGAAGCCCCTGCTCAAAAAGCGGGGGCTTTGTTGGGTACCTTTGAACAGCGCAGCAGACGGCCCGCCCTGGCCGACGACATGCAGACGGCTGCGCACAACTTGCATGTAAGGAAACATCATGGCTTTGACCACCTTCACCGGCCCAGTACGCTCTTTGAACGGCTTCATCGCTGGCAACGGCAACACCATCACCAAAGTGCTGTCCGGCTCCGCTTCCCTGAATTTTGGCTCGATTGCCGCTGCCGCTCAGGCCGACCTGACCATCACCGTGACCGGCGCTGCCGTGGGTGATGAAGTGGTTATGGCTCTGCCCGCCGCTCCTGCTGCTGGTTTGATCTTCAACGCATTTGTCTCGGCTGCAAACACCGTGACCATTCGTGCGTCCAACATCACCGCCTCCCCTGTTGACCCCGCTGCCGCGACCTTTGGCGTGATCGTCATCGCCGCTTGATCGGAGTGAAACATGGCTGACGCAGTCACCTCACAAACGATACTTGACGGTGAGCGCCTGTTCATCGGCAAGTTCACCAACATCAGCGATGGCACTGGCGAGACTGGTGCGATCAAGATTAACGTCTCGGACTTGCGACCCAATGCTTCCGGGCTGGCGTGCAACGGGGTGAAGATCAACAAGATTTGGAGTTCTTGCCACGGCATGAACGTTCGCATCTTGTTTGATGCAACCACCGATGCTTATGCTTGGTTGGTGCCTCAAAACACAAACTACCTGATGGACTTCTCATCTTTTGGTGGTTTGCCAAGCAACGCGGGCGCTGGTGTCACCGGGGATGTTTTGTTCACGACAGGCGATCCCACTGCTGGCGACACTTACACCATCGTGATCGAGGCCATCAAAACCTACGCGACTGCCTAAGAGGGCCATCATGGAAATGATGGTCTGGAACATCGTGCTCACAGCAATCGTTGCATTGCTGGGGTTCGTGCTCAAGGAGAAGTTTGCCGAACTCAACCGGATCAGCATTTTGCTGAACAAGACGCGTGAGGAGGTTGCTCGCGACCACATCACGCGCACCGAGTTTCGCGCCGACGTGCAGCAATTGCTCGACCGGTTTGACCGGATTGAGCGCAAGATCGACAATCTAAAAATCCAACCCTGAGAGGGGTTAAAGGAGCGCACCATGGGTTGCACATACGTTAAAGAGTTCGACTTCGGGACCAAGAAATCCGAAGGCGGCGCAGTGAAATACGCCCGGGGCGGCAAGGTTGAGTCTCCCGGCTTCAAGGGTCAGAACATGCACCCTGAAAACAGTAAGCTGGGCATTAAGGGCAACAAGAACTTTGGCATCAAGGGCTCCAAGCCCGTCGCGCCCAACCTCCCCACACTGAAGCTGGCCAAGGGCGGCGCAGTGCATGAAGATGTGGCGATGGACAAAAAGGTCGTGGCCAAGGCTGTTCACAAGCATGAGAAAGCCCTGCACAAGGGTGAGCCCATGACCAAGCTGGCCAAAGGCGGCAAGGTGCCACGCGTCGAAGCCATGGAAAAGCGTGAAATGGCGGAGACGCCAACCATGCGCCGCGAGTCGGCCATGACCAGCCGCAAGGTGCAAGCGCCCGTGCGCAAGATGGTCCCCGTGGCTTCCCGCGAGCCGATGCTGGCCATGAAGTCTGGCGGCAAGGTGGCCAAGATGATGTGCGGCGGCAAGGCCTACAAAAGCTGATTAAGAGGGGGCGGCTTTGATTGCCGCCTCACCACCTCTTGATCTACAATTCCCCAAACCCTCAAAAGGGCACGCTGGATCGGCGGCCATCTGACGACCACTCACGGAGTTAGCATGGCCTTTTCCGGCAGCATCAGCAACACGACATTCAATGCACTGAAGGTGGTCGATACCGCCTTTCGTCGTTGCCGCCTGCCAGCGCAAGCAATCACAGCGGAAATGCAGAGCTACGCGCTCGAAGCCCTGTATTTGCTGCTGAGCGACCTGGCCAACACAAAGACCCCGAGCTGGTGCATCGAGCGCCAGATTTACCCGTTTTACGTCGGCCAGCCGATTGTCACGCTGAGCAACGGAACCGTTGAGGTTTTGAACGCCAACCTGCGCACGCTGCAGGAGCTGACGGGCGCGACCGTTTCCCTGCCTCAGAGCTACACCGTGGACTTCACCGACCAAGAAGGCGGCGTTGGTACTGTGAACACTGTCGGCGTGAAATGGCTCGGCGCGGCCGTTGATCTGACTTTCCAGACTTCGGTCGACGGCATCATCTGGAGAACCGTTGGCACGCAAACAACGATTGCGGGCGCTGGCGATTGGACCTGGACGGACATTGTTCCTGCGCTGCCTACAGAGTTTTTCCGCATCACCAGCAGCGCGCCGTTGCTGATGGAGGAAGTCTATCTGGGCACTTTGCCTCAAGAAATCCCCATGGGGGCTCTGAACCGCGACACCTACGTGGCGCAGAGCAACAAGGTGTTTCAGGGGCGTCCTTTGACGTACTGGTTCCAGCGCGATCTGCCCCGGCCCGTGATGAATCTCTGGCCATCGCCAAACTTGGCGGCTGAGCACCAACAGCTGATTGTGTGGCGTCACCGCCACATCATGGACACGGAAAATTTGCGCCAAGACGTCGAAGTGCCGCAGCGCTGGCTTGAGGCCATCGTGGCAGGGCTCGCCTCACGGGTGGCCGCTGAGACGCCTTCTGTGGACCCATCCCTTGTAGGCATGCTGGACCAGAAGTGGTACCTCGCAAGGCAGGCTGCGTGGGACGGAGACAACGACGGCTCGCCCACATACATCAACCCCGGCATTGGCTGCTATACCAAATGACGAGGTTCATCGACCCCACTGGAGAGCCAACCTACGGGATTGGCATTTGCGCCCGTTGCTCGCGCAAGTTCCGGTTGGCCGAGCTGCACCCGGACCCAAACTACCCGGCGCTCATGGTTTGCGAAGAGGACACGGACGATTACGACCCGTACCGTTTGGCTCCGCGCAAAGAGGATCAGATCGTTTTGCCGTTTGTGCGGCCTGATGTGCCCCTGACAACCAGCCCCTCCGGCATGATCACGCAGGACGGTTCGCGTTTTGTTGTGACTGAGGATGGGCAGCGGTTCATCTACATCGTGGATTAAAAAATGGCACAAGTCCCATCAAACCTCATCCCGGTCAGCATCACGCAGCTGCCCATCCCCACGACCCCCGCATCGGAAGACACGCTGCTGGTGGGCGTTTATCAGGGTGTGACCTACAAAATCCGCGCCGGTGACCTGCTCAACGTCGCAGGTGTGCCGACCTCGCGCCAGGTGATTGCTGGCACAGGGCTTACAGGCGGCGGGGCTCTGTCCTCGAACGTGACCCTGTTTGTTGCCAACGGCGGCATCGGGACCACGCAGCTGGCAGCCTCGGGCGTGACGCCTGGCGTTTATGGCGATGGCACCAGCGTGCCCCAGCTTACCGTAGACGCGACGGGCCGCGTGATGTCGGCCACATCGGTACCGCTGTCGATTTCCGGCTTTGTGCCCACCAGCCGCGAGGTGATCGCTGGAAACGGCCTGACCGGCGGTGGTCCGTTGTCATCGAATGTCACGCTTGCTGTGAATTACGGCGGCACACCGCTGACCGGTACCGGCTCCGGCTCGGCAGGCGCGGCGCTGACGCTTTCGCGCTCGGACCACCGCCACCCGGCTGTTGACCTGGCCGACCAGACGCAGATCGACGGCATTTTGCCGATTGACCAAGGCGGTACCGGCCGGAGCCTGACGATGCAGCCCGGCGCTGTCGTTTGGTCCGGTGGTGATGGTTTGTATGTTGGCCCCGCTGGGGTTTCTGGCCAGGTGCTGGTGTCAGGCGGTACCGGCGCGCCCACTTGGGGCTCAACACTGATTGTTGCGCCTGTCCCAGCAAATCGTTTTTTTGCAGGCCCCACGTCCGGCGGCAACGCTGATCCAACATTCCGGGCCATGGTCAACGACGACCTGCCTGCCTCGGGCGTGGTGGCCAACACCTACGGCTCCGGCGCTCTGGTGCCCGTGCTGGTGGTGAACAGCAAGGGCGTGGTGACCAGCGCGAGCTCGACGGCTGTGACGCCTGCTTGGTCCAACGTGACCGGCACGCCCACCACGATTGCAGGCTACGGCATCACGGACGGCGTGACGTTGACCGGAACGCAGGCACTCACGAACAAGACCATCGACGCCTCGTTGAACACGCTTTCAAACATCCCGAATGCGGCGCTGAGCTTCCCTTCGGTCACGTTCAACGGCACCACGGTAGCCCTGGGCGGGTCCGGCACGATCACGGCCGTGACAACCAACGCGCTTACCGTTGGCACCGGTTTGCAGCTCAGCTCGGGCACAACGTTTGACGGGTCTGCCGCACGGACGATCTCGATTGACAGCAGCGTTGCGACGCTTTCCGGCTCGCAGACGCTGACCAACAAAACCATCAGCGGCTCGGCCAACACGCTGTCCAATATTGGCAACTCAAGCCTGACCAACTCGTCGCTGACAATCGGCACGACGGGCATCGCTTTGGGCGCGACCAGCCTGACCTTGGCGGGCCTGACCTCCGTTGCGGTGACGCAAGACCCCACGTCTGCCCTGCAGCTGGCAACAAAACAGTATGTTGACGCGGTGGCTGAGGGCCTGCATGTGCATGCCTCCTGCGCGGCAGCAACGCCTGCGACTTTGGCCTCGATCACGGGCGGCACGGTCACCTACAACAACGGCACCGCTGGCGTTGGAGCCACGCTGACGCTCTCGGTTGCCTTGACCGTGCTGGACGGCTACACCCTGCTCAACGGCGACCGGGTGCTGGTCAAGAACGAGGCGGCGCAGGCCAACAACGGCATTTATACTTGGGCGACAGGCGGGACGGTTTTGACTCGGGCGACCGACTTTGACACAGCCATCGAAATTGCCGGAGGTGACTTCACTTTTGTCACCAATGGAACGTTGTACGCGGACACAGGATGGGTGCAGGTTGATGACGTTGTAACGGTCGGAACCAATCCCGTTGTTTGGGTTCAATTCAGCGGCGCTGGAACCTACACGGCAGGCACGGGCCTGACGCTGTCGGGCTCGCAATTTAGCATCACCAACATCGGGACGGCGGGCACTTACGGCTCCGCCTCTCAGGTGCCTGTTTTTGTTACCAATGCTCAGGGCCAAGTCACATCGGTGACAAACACGGCAATTGCCATCAACGGCTCTGCGGTGTCTGGAAACATTGCAGGCTCTGCTGGCTCTGTGGCCAACGCGCTGACGGCAGGCACTTACCTGACGAGCGGCGGGACATACAACGGCTCGGTGGCCCGGACGTTTGCCGTGGACGCAACGGATGCCAACACGGCCTCCAAGGTGGTGGCGCGGGATGCGTCGGGCAACTTCTCAGCAGGCACGATCACGGCGGCGCTGAACGGCAACGCCACGACGGCCACCACAGCCACAAACTTGGCTGGCGGCGCAGCGTCTCAAATCCCGTATCAGACAGGCTCTGGTGCAACAGCGTTTATTGCCAATGGCACGGCGGGGCAGGTGCTCACGTCGGCGGGCTCAAGTGTTCCTGTGTGGTCGGGTATTTCCGGCGGCACGTTTTAAATTTCGAGAGGAAAAATCATGGCCCAGAGTGGATTTACCCCAATACAGCTGTACTTCAGCACGACCGCTGCGGCAACGCCCTCGGCTGGCAACCTGGCCAACGGCGAGCTGGCAATCAACATCACGGACGGCCGTTTGTTCTACAAGGACAACGGCGGCACGGTGAGGGTGCTCGCGGGCACTGGCGGCTCTGGCGTTGTCGCAGGCTCCAACACGCAGGTGCAGTTCAACAACAACGGTGTGTTCGGCGCTTCAGCCAACATGACCTTCAACGGCACACGCCTGACGGTTGCTGATCTTGCTGACTCGGGTTTGACCGCTGGTCGGGTGGTTTATGTTGGCTCAGGCAGTGCGCTGGTGGATTCGGCTGCGCTGACGTTTGATGGGACGAATTTAGGACTTGGTACTACGAGTCCACCTAGTGGTGTTCGTTTGGCGGTTACAGGTGCATCCGGTTCTTCTTCAATTATCCGCATGTTTGCCAACGCACAAACTACTAACGGTTTTGAAATTGGCCAAGGTTTTGCTACTGCCTCGGATAATATTGGCTACATCTGGAACAACGCCAACGCTGCAATGGTGTTTGGCACAAACGCCACCGAACGCGCCCGTATCACCTCCAGCGGTGACTTGTTGGTAGGGACGACGACCAATGGTTCGAGTGCCAGAGCAGTCGTAACTGCGTTTAACCTTGGTCGTCCCGCGCTTAGCGTCAACGCAGACTTTAACCAGCCGGGAATTATCTTTAACGGCGGCCCCGCTATTCGTAGTGACGGTAGCTATCTTGTTGTATCGACTTTTGGTTCGTCTGGCGACAGGACGCTGTACTTGAATAGTGGCGGGAGTGTTAGCGTTAACGCGCAAGACGTCGTTGTTCTATCAACTGGCAACGCCGAACGCGCCCGTATCCACTCAGGCGGGTCTTTTAGTTTTCTCAGCACAAGCATCAGCGGCAGCTTTTCTGACACCACGCCACGCTGCTATATCACGGGGTCAGGTGAGTCTTCTTCGTACTTGTGGCACACATCAGGTTCAGCCGATTTCAACTTCTACATGAACCGCACCAACACCGGCACGAACGGCTACTTTTTGTTTGGGGCTGGCGCTACCGCTACAGGATCAATCACGACCAACGGAACAAACACTGCCTACAACACATCGTCCGATTACCGCCTGAAAGAAAACATCCAGCCAATGACTGGTGCCTTGGCTAAGGTTGCTGCACTTAAGCCTGTGACATACAAGTGGAAAGCAGATGGTTCTGACGGCGAAGGATTCATTGCTCACGAACTTGCGGAAGTTGTTCCTCAGTGTGTGACTGGCGAGAAAGATGCAGTCAACGAAGATGGCTCCATCAAATTACAAGGCATCGACACCAGCTTCTTGGTCGCCACCCTCACAGCGGCAATTCAAGAACTCAAAGCAGAATTTGATGCCTACAAAGCATCGCACCCTTAAACCCCGAAAGGACTCATCATGACCGATACCCTCAACTCCGTTACCATGACTTGGGACGTGACAGCCATGGACTGCTACCCGCAAGAGGATGGCCACACCGACGTGGTGTTCACCGTGCACTGGACCTGCTCCGGCAGCCAGACAGCCAGCGGCCAGACCTACAACAGCAGCGTCTACAGCACTTGCGGCGTACCAGCGCCTACGGGCTCGGCGTTCACGCCCTACGACCAGCTGACTGAAGCTCAAGTCCTTGGTTGGATTTGGGCCAATGGCGTTGACAAGGCAGCCACAGAAGCCGCTGTGCAGCAGCAAATCAACAACCAGATCACCCCACCCGTGGTGACACCTCCGCTGCCCTGGATTGCCTGATGCGAGACTTTGCCGAGGCTCTGGTCTTGGCAGTCTCCATCGTGGTTATCGTCAACTGGACAGTAAAAGTGGTAATTGAGGTGTTGTTGTAATGGACCCGCTAACCGCCCTAGCCGCAGTATCAGCAGCGGTGAATCTGGTCAAGAAGGCTGTCAAGACTGTTGATGATGTTCGCAGTCTTGGCCCCGTGCTTGGCAAATACTTTGACGCCAAGGCCGACGCGGTCAAGGTGCTTGAGGAGGTCAACAAGGGTTCCTTCAAGGGCTCCAACATGGGTAAGGCTGTCGAACTGGAGTTGGCGATACACAGCGCCAGAGAGTTCGAGGAGGAGGTCAAGCAGCTATTCTTCCCGAACAACATGGATGTGTGGCACAAGATCATCGCTCGCAGGCAGCAGATGGATGCGGATGAAAAAGCCGCAAAGCGCCGCGCCGCTGATGCTGCCATTCAGGCACGCAAGAAGCGCAAGGAAAACTTTGAACTCTGGGTTGCAATGACATTAGCCGCCACTGTCCTGGCTGTGCTGCTGTGGATTGGCGTTGAAATCATGCTGTATTGCAGGGAGTACAAATGTGGAAGCTGATATTGCCTTTGTTCTTGCTGGCGGGATGCAATGAGAACTACAGGTATTTTTGCCAGAACCCTGACAACTTTAAAAAGCCTCAGTGTCAAAAGCCTGTTTGTGAGTTTAAGCAGACTTGTCCCGAATACTTGGTGGCCCCTGTCTTGGAGAAAAAAATTGAGTTCACCCAACCAACAGAACCAACACCTATCCGCTGATCAGATTGAGGTCCGCATCTGGGCTTTTGTTGTTGTGTCGGTCACGCTGATCTTGATGTTTATTGTGGGTGCTTTGCTTTACTCGGTGACATTCGTGACGCAGCCAATCAAAGCCATGGCCCCAATTGATCAGGCGTATACCAAGATGCTCAACGACATTGTTCTGCTAATTGTTGGCGGTATTGGCGGGATCATGGGCAAGCGAGCTGTCAGCTCAGTGGCACAAGTTTTGGAAAAGAAAGAGGCTCCCAATGAGTGATCAATCTGCAAAAGGCGCGCTGATCGAGAAGATCACATTCGCTATCCTCCCGCTGCTGTTTTCCTGCGTGGTGTACTTGATGGCTTCACTGTCGAACCTGTCACACGAGGTTACTGTGCTGAACAGCAAGATCAGTCTGGTGGTGACATCAGACAACAAACAGGCGACCAACACTGGCGCTGAACTGGCGCGAGAGCGTTTGCGTCAAGACCTTGCGTCTGAAATCCAAAAGAACAGGGATGACATTCAATACAACCGCCAGCGAATCGCCATCATTGAAACCAGACTGGAGAAAAAATAATGCTGCCAATGATCGCTTCAATCGTTTCTGGCCTGATCGCCAACGGTCTGCCCAAAGTTGCTGATGCCGTCATCGAGAAGGGCGTCGACTACGTCCAGGACAAGATGGGCATCGAGCTTAAGCCTGAGGGCGAAGCCACCAAAGAGGATTACGCCAAGCTCAAAGAAGCCGCAATGAAGCACGAAGAGTTCATGGGTGAGTTGGATTTGAAGAACATGGAGGGGGCTCGCAATATGCAGCTCAAGGCCATGGATTCGGACGACCCGCTGGTGCGCAGATTCGTTTACTACTTCGTGACTTTCTGGTCTGTTCTGTCGGCCACTTACATTGGCTGCATCACTTTCGTTGACATTCCTGACGAGAACATCCGTTTTGCTGACACCATCCTTGGCTTTGTCCTTGGCACGATGGTGGCTTCCATGTTCCAGTTCCTGCTTGGCTCTTCGCTGGGCAGCCGCAACAAGGACAAGAAATGACGGTCACGGTCGCGCACATCGTTGCCGCCGGGGTTAAGCAGGCCACCGCCGAGAGATGGGTTGAGGCCGTGGCGGCTGCTTGCCAGGAGTTTGGCATCAAGACGCCCCAGCGAATCGCTGGCTTCCTGTCCCAGTGCGCTCACGAGTCGGGCGGCTTTGAGCGCCTGCAGGAGAACCTGAACTACAGCGCCGACGGCATGGCAGGCATCTGGCCCAAGCGGTTCGCGGTTCTTGGTCCCGACGGCAAGCCAGCCAAGAAGGACGGCAAGAACCAGCCTAACAAGTTCGCCCTTGCCCTGCACCGCAAGCCGGAGATGATCGCCAACGTGGTCTATTCTGGCCGCATGGGCAACGGCCCGACCGAGTCTGGCGAGGGGTGGCTGTACCGGGGCAGGGGTCTGAAGCAGCTCACCGGCAAGGACAATCACCGCGCCTGCAGCGCTGGGCTGGGCGTGGACTTGGTGGCAAACCCGGACCTTTTGCTGGAGCCGATTTACGCCGCCCGCTCGGCCGCTTGGTTTTGGTCCACAAACAACTGCAACAAGTTTGCAGACGCCGGGGATATCGAGGGTTTGACCAAAAAGATCAATGGTGGCTTGATTGGCATCGAGGACCGCAAAAAGCGCTACAACGCTTGCATCCGGTCTTTCGAGGGCGCATGAGAGAGGCGGGTGTTTCCATAAATGCGCACTCAAGCCTATAATTCCGCAACAGCGCCGACTGCACCAGCGGCTTCAACAAAAATGGAGTCCCAATGTACACGATGACGTACAGCAGCCTGCTGGAAGATGTGCGCCGCTATCTTGAGCGGGGTTTTACCGCTGAGAGCGACCAGATCGTCTATGAGCAGCTCCCTCGCCTGATCACGCTGGGCGAACGCCGCATTTCGCGTGAGCTGAAGATTCAAGGCTTCATCCGCGCCGTCCAGACCCCTCTGCAAATTGGCGTGGCCACCTACCGCAAGCCCGACCGCTGGCGCGACACGATCAGCATGACGGTCAACGGCCAGCCGATTTTCGCCCGTGCCTATGAGTATTGCCGCTCGTACTGGCCCGATGAGGCTGAAACAGCCGCTCCGCAGTTTTACGCCGACTACGATTACAACCACTGGTTGCTTGCTCCCACGCCGTCGGCTGCAAGCACGCTGGAGGTTTTGTACTACGAGCAGCCGCGCTTCCTGGGCGATGACTTCCAAACCAACTGGCTGACCGAGTACGCTCCCGATTTGCTGCTGTATGCCACGCTGCTTGAGGCCGCTCCGTTCTTGAAGAAGGATGAGCGGATTCAGACATGGCAGGCCATGTACGACCGAGCCGCACAAGCGCTCAACGGTGAGGACCTCAAGAAAATCATGGACCGCAGCGCCCAAAGGACTGAAGCATGACCACATACACCGACGTTTTCGGTGGGGCGAATATTTACCCCAGCGAGATAGATTACAGCTCCACAGCACTGGTTGCCGACATTACGCTGAGCTGGCCCGATGAGACATCGACCAGCCAGAACCTGGCCACCAAGATCATGGACGTCACTCCGGCAACCGCTGGTTTGACGATCACGCTGCCCCCGGCAAACAAGACCGGTACCGGCCAGACAATCTTGTTCAACAACAAGGGCGCTCACACTTTCACGGTTGAGCGCGACGACGGCGTGCAAGTGGTCACTGTGGCCTCGGGCACGTTGTGGCAGATTTACCTCACGAACAACACCACGGCCGCAGGCACTTGGGTTGCGCTCCAGTACGGCGCATCGACCTCGCAGGTGAACGCCTCCTCGCTCGCTGGCAACGGTATCGTGGCCACGGGCACGCTGCTGGCCCAGTCGGTTCCGGTTACGGAGTTCAACAGCAACTACACCGCCGGTGTGCAAGACCGAGCCAGGATGTTTGTCTGGACTGGCGCTGGCGGCACGCTGACCCTTCCAGCCCCCTCCACGGTGGGTGAGAATTGGTTTTGCTACCTGCGCAACCAAGGCGCGGGTGCCATCGTGGCTGACCCGAGCGGCACCATCCTGATTGACGGCGCTCCGACGCTTTCTTTTCAGCCTGGCGAGTCGGCCATCATCGTCTCGGAAGGCACGACTTATTTCACCATTGGTTTTGGCCAGTCGGCAACATTTGCCTTCGACTACACCTCGATCAACGTGGCGGGCTCTGGCAATTACACGCTGACCGGCACGGAGCTGAACCGCATCGCCTACGCTTTCACAGGCACACTGACGGGCAACCGCACGATCATCGTTCCCGCCACGGTGCAGCAGTATTGGGTGAACAACCAGACCACCGGGGCTTTCAACTTCACCATTAGGACGGCGGCTGGCTCTGGTGTGCTGGTGGCTTCTGGCTCCCGCTCGATCCTGTACTGCGATGGCACCAATGTGGTCAACGCGGACACAGGGGGTATTGCCGTTCCAATTCAGGTATCTGATGGCGGTACAGGCGCAACGACGGCGGCAGCCGCTCGAATTAACCTGGGTGGCACGGCTGTTGGCGACGCAGTCTTTACAGCCGCAGACGGCCCTGCGGCTTACGCTGCTTTGGGCGTTGCCCCCTCCGGCGTCGTGGTGGGCGGGACATTCTGATGCCAACTCAGATCCTGCGCTCTCAGCCGGGCATCAAACGCGACGGCACCAAGTTCGAAGGCGACTTCTACGTCGACGGACAGTGGGTTCGCTTTCAGCGTGGCCTGCCGCGCAAGATCGGCGGGTACCGATCAATCTCCAAATACCTGACCGAGATTTCGCGTGGCTTCATGAGCTTCACGCAGCAACTGTTGCAGTATTGCCACAGTGGCGGTCCCGGCACACTGGAGCGCTTCACGATTGATGCCAGCAAGAACGCCAGCCTGATCTCCAACCGCACCCCTGTGAACATTGCGGCCAAGGGAACGGTGACGCTGACTGGCGGCGCTTCCGGCGCTGTGAATGGCATCACGGTGAACGGCGTGCAGATCATGTCGGGCGCTGTGTCCTTTGCCACCGACCTGGCCACCACGGCAACGGCTGTGGCGACAAACATCAACCTGCACACATCCAGCCCTGATTACACGGCGGTCGCTGTTGGGCCGATCATCACCATCACGGCGGTGACGACTGGCATGGCTACCAACGGGTTTGTGGTCACGGCCACAACAACAACGATCACGGCCACGGACACCGACATGGCGGGCGGCTCAGATGCGTTGGTGGCATCGAGCGCGAACCGCTGGATGTTTCAGTCGATCTACGACAGCTCGACCACCTACAACGCTCTGCTGGCACACGTGGCTCCAAATGGAAACTGCATCTGTAACGATGTTGGCGGACAGATTTTTTACGGCGACATTCTCGGCACCGCTCCCTTGATGAGCGTGCAGCTTCCTGCGGGCGCAAACGCCACGGGTGGCATCGTGGCGCTGCACCCCTACACTTTCTACTATGGCACGGCTGGCATCATTGGTTGGTCAGTGCCCGGTGAGCCAACGGACTTAACAGGCTCTGGCTCCGGCGTTGCTCGGGTTTGGGGCCAAAAAATCATCAAAGGCATGCCCCTTCGCGCAGGCTCCGGATCAGCACCTGCCGGGCTGTTTTGGGCTTATGACGCTGTAATCCGAGCAACTTTCACTGGCGGGGCCACTGTTTTTCAGTTTGATACTGTGGCCACCGATACATCGATCATGTCCGCAGACTCGGTGGTGGACTACGACGGCGTTTTTTACTGGGCTGGCGTTGATCGGTTTTTCATGTTCAACGGCGTGGTGCGCGACGTGCCAAACCAGATGAACATCAACTACTTCCTCGAAGGCCTGAACCCCCAGCAGCACAGCAAGGTGTTTGCTTGGAAGGTCCCGCGCTTTGGTGAAATCTGGTGGGCTTACCCCAAGGGCGATGCCACCGAATGCACGCACGCTGTGATCTACAACGTGCGCGAGAACACTTGGTACGACACTGCTTTGCCCGCATCGGGCCGCTCGGCCGGTGGCTACAACAACGCCTTCATGGCCCCCATCCTGGTGGACGCCGTGCCAACACTTAGCGGCTACCGCACTTGGGTGCATGAGCAGGGTGTGGACGAGATCGACGGCACTCTGGCCGCGCCCATCCAGTCATACTTTGAGACCGCCGACCTGTCCTCAATCGTGCAAGGACAGGACAGCTATTTGCGCATCAGCACCATCGAGCCGGACTTTGTGCAAAAAGGCCCCATGACCGTGCAAATCACGGGCCGGGCCAATGCGCGTGCGCCCGAGGTTATCAGCTCAATCTTCACGTTTCCCGAGCAGGCCAACCAGCCGTTCGAGCAGATCGTCATGCTCAAAGAGCAGCGCCGTGAGTTGCGTGCTCGCTTTGAGTCCAACGCTTTGTACGGTGACTACCAGATGGGCCAGATCATTGCGCACATCGAATCTGGCGACAAGACGGTGCTGGGATGATCATCACACGTCCTGCCAACTTGGAGCTGCTCGACTGGGCGTCTCAGGTCATTTGGGACTTGGATTCTTTTGGAGCTTTCGGTCGTCTTGACGACCCAGATCGCTGGCAAGATTGGGGCATGCAGTTTTTGAACAACACAACAATCGGCCGTAACTTGCCGATTCCTTACGGATTTACCGACTGGAGAGAATGGGCTGAAAGGCTTGTTGGAGCACTATCATGAATCAAGACATTTTGAACGGCATTCAAGGCAACCCAGAAATCATGCAATCGGTCCAAATGGCCGTGCAAGAGTTGCTGCAAGACCCGGATATTGATCGCGAGTCGGTCGAACAGATCATTCGGATGATCGAGTTTGTGTTGCAGAACCCGGATTCCTATGACGAGTTCCGTCAAACCGTTGTTCAGGGTGAGCTGCTCGATGCCGAGGACCTGCCTGATCAATTCAACGCAGAAATGCTCACTGTTGTTTTGTTGGCCCTTAAGGTTGTGCAGCAACAAATGGCCGATGGCGGTCCAGGCTTTGCCCGTGGCGGCTTAAACAAGATTGCGCAAATGGGTCGTCGCGGCGACTCGGAGTTGGCGCACATCACTCCGTTTGAAGGCCGCTTGCTGCAGGCTTACGGTGGTTCGGGAGGAATGAACCCCTACACCGACATGCCCGAATACAGCCTGCGTCGGAGATTGAAAAAGGTCTTTCAAAAGATCGCTCCTGTTTTACCAGTTGTTTTAAATTTTGTGGCTCCTGGACTGGGCGGTGCAATTGGATCGGCCTTGTCTGGCGGCGCGTTGGCCGCTAAATCTCTTGGCGCTGGGATCCTTGGTAGCGCAGCCATTGGTGGACTGTCCTCTGCTGCGGCTGGCGGAAACGTGCTTCAGGGTGCCCTGGGCGGCGCTCTTGGCGCTGGCGCTGGCGGCGCTTTGGGTGGTGCGGTCAGTGATGCAACAGGAATGGCGCTGGGCAAAACAGCGCAAAACGTGATCGGCAGTTCGCTGATTGGCGGCGCTCAGGGCGCGATCTCTGGTCAAGGTTTTGGCGCTGGCGCTTTGCAAGGTGCAACAGGCGGTTACCTTGGCAGCACGCTTGGCGGCGCGGCCAGTGGTATTGGCGGGAAAGTTGGTGCTGGATTGCAGACAGCGGGCCAGCAGTTTGGCAACGCGCTAACCATGGGCGCAACGCCGCAGGACGCTTTGGCTCAAGGCGCTCTGTCTGGTTTGGCAGCAGCTTATGCCGCTCCATCGGATGTGGCTCTCGAAAGCATGCGTAAGGGTGTTAATGAAAACACGCAGATTTGGGACCCGGAGCAACAAGGTTATCGTTTTGTGAATCAAAGCGAGATTCCTGGTGCCCCCACTCAGCCAAGGCCCATGACAACAGACAGTAAGGTTTGGGACCCAGAGTTGGGGGAGATGCGCAACGTCAAGGCTTACGAGATCGGCCCCAATCAGGGGGTTAACACCGTCCAGTCACCTTTGTCTGCCATTCAGGCATCCACACAGCCCGCAGCAAAGCAAACCGCTCCGGCCAACAAAGGTTTCAGCGTGGGCAACGCTGCGGCCATGCTGCCGTTGCTGTCAATGTTCAGCGGCGCGCAGACGCCAGAAGAAATCCAACAGGTGGTCAGCACCATGTCGCCGGAACAGCGAGAGTATTTCAGCCGCCCATTGCGCACGTGGAACTGGGACATGCTGGACGCTGCCGCAAAAATGGAAGGCATCCCTATTGGCAACTACATCGCCCTAAACTGGGACAAGGTTGGCGGCGGAGCGTTTGACAAGCCAGAAGAAGAGGAAAAACCAAAACTGGCCCGTGGCGGCGCATTGAATCGCGTGGCTTATTTGGCATCTGGTGGCGGCACGGGTCGGTCTGACTCAATCGACGCCAAGCTCTCAGATGGCGAGTACGTGATGGACGCTGAGACTGTGGCTTTGATCGGCGACGGCTCGACCAACGCGGGCGCTCGCCGTCTGGACCAGATGCGGTCTAAAATCCGTCAACACAAAGGCAAATCGATGGCCCGGGGCAAGTTCAGCGCGAACGCCAAATCGCCGTTGGCATATTTGAAAGGCGCTTAATATGAGCTTGTTTCAAGGGGAACCCCAAAAGGCGACGTCCTACGTCACCAGCACCACAGAGACGCCAAAGTGGTTGCAGGACGCGATCTACAACCAGATCTATCAAGCGACCAACGTTGCCAAGACGCCGTTCACGCCTTACGCAGGCACGCTGGTGGCTCCGGCGCAACAAGAGCAGCTTGATGCTTATGCCGCCGTAAGAAGGAACCAAGGCTTGTTTGAGCCTGCGTTCAACCAAGCGCAGACTGGCATGCAGGCCTTGAGCACAGGCCCTGGCGGAATGGCCGCCGCATCGCCTTACTTGAGCCAAGCGGCAAACATGAGCCCACTGTCTGCGGCTCAGCCATTGATGACGCAAGCCGTGGGCACAAGCGGTGTTGGTGCGGCTCAGCCGTTTTTAAACCAGCAAGCTGGCCAACTTGGCGCGATTGACTACAACGCCGCCGGAAACGCTTTGTCGCCGTATGTGCAAGCGGCCATGCAAACCAGCGGTGTCGGCGCTGCTTCGCCGTATCTGAACCAGCAGGCCGCAGCTCTTGGCGGTGTTGACACATCAGCTGGGGCGCGCACGTTGTCTCCCTACGTGCAGGCCAGCCTACAAGGCTCCGGCCTGACTGCAGCTGCACCTTACATGCAGCAAGCCGCCCAAAGCGGTGCGCAAAACATCAGCCAGTTCATGAACCCCTACACGGAGTCCGTGACAAATCAGATCGCCAAGATGGGCGCTCGAAACCTGCAGGAAAACTTGCTGCCAGCGGTTTCTGATTCATTCATTCGTGCTGGCCAGTTTGGCGGCACGCGCATGGGCGAGTTTGGCAGACGGGCTTTGCGGGACACGCAAGAGTCGATTCTTGGCCAACAGTCGCAGGCTTTGCAAGCAGGCTTTGGGCAGGCCTTGTCCGCAGCTCAACAGGATGCCGCAAGGCAGGCTCAGTTGGCATCGACCGCTGGCAGCCTCGGCACAGCCCAGCAGCAGGCTATTCTGTCTGGCGGCCAGGCGCTCAGTTCCGCCCAGCAGCAAGCCATCCAGCAGGAAATGGCCCGCGCTCAAGGTTTGGGTCAGGTGGGCGCTCAACTTGGCCAGCTCACCCAAGCTCAGCAGCAGGCTTTGCTTTCTGGCGGTCAGGCCTTGTCGGCCGCCGAGCAGCAGGAGATTTCCCAGCGCTTGTCTGGCGCTGGCCAGGTCGGTCAGATTGGCACCCAATTGGGGGCTTTGACCCAGCAGCAGCAGTCAGCCTTATTGCAGGCGGCTCAGCAAACCGGAGCCCTCACAGGTCAGCAGCAGCAACTGCTTGCAAACATTGGGGCTCAGGCGGGCCAGATCACGCAAGCCGATTTGCAGCGCCAGCAGTCCGCTTTGTCGCAAATGGCGGCCATGGCCCAGCAGGGACAACAGATGCGTGCGACTGATGTTGCCGCTTTGGATGCCGTGGGACTGGCGCGTCAGCAACAAGCGCAGCGCGAGGCGGATGCAAAGTACCAGCAAGATTTGATCATGAAAAATTACCCGAAATCTCAGCTGGACTGGCTCAGCACGCAAGTGCGCGGCATGGCTCCAAACGTGGCGTCTGTGCAAACGCAGTCCGGTCAAACAACAGGGGCGACGTTTGCACCTTCTCCGCTGCAGCAGCTGGCCACCGGATTTGCAGCAACAGCCGGTTTGAATAAGCTGATTGGCGGAACTTAATCGCAGGAGAAAAAAATGGCATCAATTTACGATCTTGCAGCAGGCTATGAAATGACGGATGAGATGGGCCTGCCCATGTCCGTCCGGATGGAGCAGCCTGTCGCCATGGCACAGCCCGCTCCTGCCGCTGCAGCTCCTGCCGCTGCTCCCGGAATGCCTGCTGGCGACCGCAACCAGGCGCTCATGGCCATGCTGGGTAAGTATTTTCCACAAGGCGACGACTACAGCGCTGACCTGAAAGCAGCGCGAGCCACGATGACCCGCGAGTCCGAGGCTTTCAACAATCTGCTGCAAGAGGCCATGAAAGCTCCCAGAGAGTCTGGCCCAAGCAAGGCGGAGATGTATTTCCGCCTGGCCGCTGCGTTTGGTGCTCCAACCAAGACCGGAAACTTCATGGAGTCGCTTGGTACGGCCGGTGGCGCTGCGTCCAAGATGCTGGAAGAGCGCCGCGCCTCCGATAAAGAGACACGCGACCGCCGTTTGCAGTTGGGCCTTGAGGCTCAAAAGCTGCGCATGACCGGGGCAAAAGAAGACCTGGCTACCTTGCGTCAGCTTTCCACTGAGGGCATGAAGGACAAGCGCACGATTGCCACCGAGCTGATCAAAGACTACGTGAAATCCGGCCAGCCAGAATCTTCTGCTGGCAAGCAAGCCAAGGATGAGGGCTTTGTTCCCGGAACACCGGAATTCCAAAAGCGCGTCGAAAAAATCGCTGAGATGAACGTCGAACGGCAGATGACTCAGATTCAGGCGGCATTGGCTGGAATAACCAACGCTCAGGCAAATCAAGCCTTGAGTCAGCAGAAGTTTGAATTAACTAAAGAGCAATCCACAAAGCTGACCGCGCCGGAACTGAAGCTCAAGATCGACACAGAGGATTTGCTGGCGCAGACGTCTCAGGCTTACACCAACCTGAAAAAAGCACTGGAGCTCAATCCGAATACGTTTGACACATCGCTTGTGGACACCGCGCAACGCAAAGCACTGGAGGCCGTCGGCAGCAAAGACCCCAAGGTGATCAACACCCGAGAGTTGGAAAATATGCTGGAAAAAGCCGCGTTGTCTCAATTGAAGGCAACGTTCCCGGGTGCGATCTCGAATGACGAGCGGATTGCCCTGCTGGCCACTCAAGGTATGTCAGCCAAGAGCATTGAAGAGCGGGGCCGCATCATGAGAAACGCGTCTGACGCCCTGAAAAGCATCTACGTTCGCAACAAGAAACGCCTCAACGATATCAACGCTGGGTCGTATCGTGCAACCCAAATGCCAGGGGATGAATAATGGTCGACAAAGTCAAAGGCGCAGCACGGGCGTTTCTGGGCCAAGGTCTTGGCATGGGCTGGGGCGACGAGGCCGAGGCCTTCTTTCGCTCAAGGCTTGGCGACGAGGGGTATGAGGACGCCCTGAAAAAGATCCGCCAAGAATACGCGCAGTATTCCAAAGACGCCCCCATCGCCTCCACCGTGGCCGAGTTTGGCGGCGGCATGGCTCCCGCGCTTGGCATGATGTTTGTGCCCGGGGGGCAGGCCGCAGCGGCTGCACAGGCGAAAAGAACCACAGCTGGAACCCTTGCCCGCTTGTCAGCACTTGGCGCGGGCACAGGGGCTGTGTCCGGCGCTGGCTCGGCAGAAGAGGGCGGACGCTTGAGCGGTGGCACGTCAGGAGCAGCGCTGGGCGCAGGAATTGGACTGGGAACCCCTGTCGTTATGCGCGGCGCAACAGGCGCTGGGCAATGGCTGCGTGACCGACTCAATCCAAGCGAGGCCGTGATTGCCAATCGCGCTGCCCAGAAGTTCACCGGGGCCATGAAGGAGTCGAACCTGACGCCCCAGCAGATCGAGCAGATGATGGCCAAGGACCGCTCCATGGGCGTTCCAAGCACCATGGCCAACGTGGACTATGCGATGGCCGATCTGGCTGAGGCCGTGGCCCAGCGCACTGGCAAGGGCACGCGCAAGGTTGAGAAAACGCTGACCCAGCAAAAAGCAGGCTCACGCGAGCGCACCTACCAGCAAGTGGCCAAGGGATTGAAGCCTGGCGACTACTATGCCGACGAGGCCAAGCTGGTCAAAGACCTGCGCAGCAAAGCGGGCTCGATGTACGACGAGGCTTATGCCATGGGTGATGTGGACGACCCCCGCATCGTCGAGGCTTTGAAGAATCCCCAGTTCCAGCAGTTTTTTGCCAAAGCGCGAAGCATTGCAGACACCGAAGCGTCGGCCGCCAAGTTGCGCGGGGAAGACCCCAGCCGCTTTGCGTTGCCCGAGATTTACAAGCCGACCGGCAAATTCACCGACAGTGGCGCGGAAATTCTGGAGCTGACCAAGCTGCCCGATGTGCGCACGCTGGACTATATCAAGCGCGGCATTGATGCCAGTATTGATTCTGGCTTCCGTGGGCAGGGAATGTCCACCGCAGAGGCCAGCGCCCTGCGCGACTTGCGCCGAGAGTTTGTGAAGGCCATCGACGAGAACGTCCCGGCTTACCGCGCCGCCCGACAAGAGTACGCGGGTGACGTGGAGGTGATTGACGCCATGCGCTCTGGCCTGGCTGATTTCAGAAAACTGGACAGCGAGCAGGTTGTCCAGATGATGGCAGGCATGAGCAAGGCTGAGAAGGAAGCGTTCCGAACAGGCGTGGCTCGCAATTTGTACGGTCAGGTGATGGACCCTTCGTCCAACTTCAACGCCGCCAGCCGCATCATCAACTCGCCCGAGACTGTGGCCAAGCTGCAGCCATTGTTTGACGACCCTGCGCACTTTCGCCTGTTTCAGACGGCGCTGGAGCGTGAGGCGCAGTTGTTCCAGCAAGCCAACAAAATCTTGGGCGGCTCGCAAACTGCCAAACGCGGCGCAATGCGCGAGGCACTGGACGAGGGTCCGGGCGTTGGCGAGGCCGTGGCAAATGCGGTCACCGGCGGCTTCTGGCCATCCCTGACCCACATGGCCGCCCGGGTTGCACGCAGCTCAACGCTGAGCCCGCAAGTGGCCGACAAACTGGCCGACATGCTGATGTCCAAAAACCCAAGCGAGGTGGCCTCGGTGGTGAAGTTTCTTGAGCAGTACGAGAAGGGGCTGGCTCCAAAAGCCGTCCGCTCCACCGCTCTCGAGCGTGGCGCTGTGACGGGTAGCGCGGCCACCATCTTCCCAGCGCCAATGGTTGAGCAAGACCCGTCGCAGCGGATGGACATTGATGCCGACATTGAATCCGATCTCGGCAAAACGCAAGAAGCCGGTCTTCCTGACATTGAGGCCGACATTGAGGCAGACCTTGAGGCTGAGCTTAAGCGCCGCAAATGAACGCAGTTGTCTCCCGCCTGTAAAAAGGCTTTCACCCCGCCCTCACCCAGCGGGGTTTTTTATTGGTCGAACGCCACCTTGTTGCGCAGGTCCAGAATGATGCGCAGGTGCTCAGCAGCCGCCTTCTGACCGTCCAGCTCGGCGCGCCGGATGGCGTCATGCAGTTCGTTGGGTGTGCGTGACCAGTGCATGCCGGGGCCGAGAATGGCGTGGATGTAGGTCCAGGGGTTCATTTCTGATCTGGATTTTTGTAGAGGTTTTCCAGCGGTACCGGTTTGGACATTAATTTATTACCATCCCACCAAACCATGTTGGCCTGTGTGCCCCGCTTGAAAAAACCAGCAGGATCAGATGCCAGTGTTTGCGAGTCAACCATCGAGAGAAGCTCCTTGACCTGCTTTTCCAGTGCCTCGTTTTCAGCCTCCAACCGCTCATTGCGCGCCCGCAACAAACGGTTCTCGCGGTCCAGCTCAGCGACCAGCATGTCAAGGTTTTGTTCTTCCGGTGTCATAGGTCCATTACCTCCACATCGTGCGGCTTTTTCTTGCCCGCAAGTATTTCATGGATGCGCCGCTCGGTTTCGCGGTGAGCTTTGATCATGGTCCTGGCTGGCAGTACATCCAGCAGGTCGCCGTAATCGGCCAGCACGCCGCGCACGGCCTGGATGCCTGCGCCGTCCAGTCGGATGTTGCCACCGGTCTTGTGGCGCTTGCCCGCCATGGCCATGGCCGTCACTGCGTCGGATAGCAGGCCAGAGGCGTCGGTGATTTCCACGGGGTCGCCATCGCAGTCAAACCAAGGGCCGTTATTGACCAGCGTCTCCATGATGTTCACGGCATCGCTGACCACGCGCCAGTCGTCGGTGGTGGGCGTTGGGGCCTTCTCCATAGATTCGAGGCCCTGGTGCATCCGCGTGAGCTGGTGCCTGCGCAGGTGCTCTGCCAGCGGCTCGCTGGGGCTGGCCAGCATCACGTCAAAGAGGGTGTAGCGGTAGACGTAGACCGTCCGCTTGGGTTTTTGTTTTTTCATAGTCCTGCAAGTTTCTGTGCGGCTCTGTGCAGCCGTGCGTTAAACCAGCGCCTGATCGCATAGCTGCGCACCAGACTGATGATGGTGAACCAGGCTCCGATGGCCAGGTTGTCCGACAGCGGCAGGTGAATGCCGAACATCGGGAAAATTGCAAGCTGGCTGGCCAGCGCCACGCCGTAGCCGATCACCACGTTGAACACGGATTCGATCAGCGATGCAGTGCGGGACTGGTTCATTTCAGGAACGCTGCGACGGTGTAGAAAACAAACAACAGGCCTGTAAGCCAGTGCTTTCCAAGCCATGCGGCCAAGAACACATTGGCTGTCAGCATGGCGATTTGTGCATCGGTCATTTCTCAACCTTTGGTGCTTTGGCGTCTTCAAACATCCAGTCCTCGACGTCTTGCAGTCGGTAGCGAACTGGGCTTTTTGATTGGCCGCCCAGCTTTAAAAACTTGGGGCCATGATTTTTGAGCCGCCAGTTTTCAAGGGTGCCCACATTGATCTGCAACAGATCGGACACTTGCTGCGGCGTGAGCAGTTGGTTTTCGAACTTCTCCATATTGCTCTCCAGATGGGACCGCCCGAAGGCGGCCCGGGGTTATCACTCAGCAGCGGGTGCGGGCTCTGCGGCGGGGTTCACCACAGGGATGTTTTGCGCCTCAGCTTGCGCCTTGGCCTGGCTCTCCAAGTTATTCAAGAGCACCCATGCGTTGGTCTTGGTGGGTAGGTCGCCCAGGATGGCGTGCAGGAAGTTGAACTCGCTGACGGACAGCTTGAGGGTGATGGTTTGGTCGTTCATAAAAATCTCCGGGTTTCAGATTGCGTCCGCGTTGTCGTTGTTGGCAACGCGCTCGATGGGCACACCGGCCTCGACGTAATCGCCGACGTCAGCAGTGCTGGGGTTCTCAATCACAAAGCGGTCTTTGACCAGGTGGCGCAGCACTTGGGCTTTGCTGCCTGCGCGGACCAAACGAATGGTGTCGCTGCCGACTTCGCGGATGAGGTAAATGCGGTATTCCATGGGTGCTCCTGTTAACGAATTTCGATGTCGGGAATGATTGTTGATGGCTTGAACACCACGCGGTAAAAGCTGGTGCTGACGTTCTTTGCATCCAGCTGCTCCACAAAAAATGTCACGTTGTCGGACAGGCCGAGAAAGTGCTTTTTGTAAATGCCGGGGCCGGTCTTGCAAGTCACAGACAACTTGCCATCCTTGTCATGATTGCCCAATGAGCAATAGCCTTCAATGGACAACATGTAGTCGTTCGTGATGCCGTTGTAAAAGATGACGCGACGCGCAACTTCAAAGTTGTCAGCAGCTTTGGACACGTTACGAGAGGCAACGTCCGCATCTGACTGGCAACCGGCAAGAGCCGCAAGCGCAAGTGCTGCAATTAATGTTTTCATGTGTTTCTCCTGTTGTTTAGGTCTTGGCCGGGAAAAGTTGTGCCAGCACGGATTCGTACTGCGCCTTGCGGCGCTCAAGCAGAGCGACCTTGTCCAGCTTGTCCAGCAGGCTTGGGAAGTTGATGTCCTCCTTGGCGCACTGCTCTTGAATGTCGGCTTCCAAACGAATCAACTCGTCGTCCAGCTTGGCCATTTCCAGCTCGGCTTGGCTGCGAACCTTGCGTGCTCGGATGGGTGCCAGTGCTTCTGACAGCTTCTCCTTGGACATGGCGATGATTTCTGCGAATGGTTTGAGTTTCATGGTGCTTCTCCTGTAAGTAAAAGTTTGTTGTCTGCTTTGCTGAGAAAACTCAGCGGGTCTTTAGGGTCGGGCTTTGACGTTGTGTTTGCCTGCCCATGACCAATAATGGCTTGCTGCTGCGCTGGGTTGTATCCCATTTGCTGCTGCGCCCGGCGATACTCATCTTCTTGTCGGCGGTAGTGCATCTCGCGCTCGAGGCGGTCGCGCTCGCTGTAGTACATGTCGCGGTTGGGGTCGTAGTACAGACTTCCCTGTATTGCTCCGATTGCCATTTGCTTCTCCTTATAGGTGGGCCGCTACTCGCTGCGTCTGTTGTCCTGAACTGCGTTGCACCCATTGCAACTCTGGTTTGGTGGAGGTACTGGCTATCAGGGTTTGCCAATACCGCAGTCACAGCATCCGCTTTTGCGGCCCGTAAATCAGATGGGGCTGTCGTGGTCTTCTGCTGGCGCGTCAGACTGCTGCATGTCGATCACGCCGTCGTCGTCGGCTGGCGCTGGGGCCTGTTCCGCGACCTTTTGCAGGCGGCTGGGGCGCTTGCTTGCCGATGGCGCTTCAGCGGCTTGTGCGGCCTCTGGTGCGGGTGGCTCTGGCATAAACAGCTCGTCGTCCTCTTTCAGCACGCCGTCAATGTCGGTGCTCAGGGGTAGGCGCTTGCTGTGGCGGCGGATAACGGTCTTCTTGGCCATCTCGGCAAAGTCGGACACCCAGGGGCCGGAGCTGCCGGAGCGGCTGCGGGCCTTGATCGCCAGCACATCCTCAACACTCATGACCTCGCGGGACTTTTCGCCGTCCTTCATGGTGACGATGGAGTAAACCGCAATCAGCTTGCCCCGGTTGGCCAGGTTGGGCTTGTGCGTGATGTGCTCCTCATCGCCCAGGCAGAAATCGAATGTATCGTTCTCGTAGACCGCCTGGACCGACCAGGTGCTGATCTCGCCCGAGTTGCGCACCAGCTTCATGATGCCCGCGACCATCGGCATCCACTGCGCTTGGTCTTTGAATGTAACGATTGCGCCCTCGCGGCCGTCTGGCAGCAAGCCCATCTGCGCGGCCTTTGTGGCGGCTGCAAACAACGTGCGGCGATCAGCGTTGAGCAAGTTGGGGTTGGTCTGCACAGCGGTGAGCGTGACGCGCACAAAGCGGTCAACACTGACGTGCGCAGGCAGGGCAGCTTTGAACTGCGGGGACATGCGCTCGATGGCGCTTCGGACTTCGTTGATGACAGCGACTTGACTCATGTGAGTTGCTCCTTAAAACCCGGTGGCCGACCGGTGGCGGTGTTGCTTGTTTCCAAACAGTTTAACATCATTTCGTGGGTTTGCGTGGGTTTATTCTGAGATTTCGGAAACCTTTGCGCCCGCCGTAACTGGTGCCCACCATGTTTGCGGTGATCAGCGTTGGCGGCGTCTCGGCCTGCATGGCTGCGCTGACCGTCCAGGCTCCGGTGAGCACCTTCTCGGCGTCTGCGATGTGCTTGAAAATCTCGGCCTTGGCCACGTCCTTGTCGTCTTTGGCGTTGGCCTCGTCGGCCGCTGCTTTTTTGTAGCGCTCGATCAGATCGGCCAGCACATCGTCGCTGCTGGCGTCCAGCACCTTGCCCGGCTTTGCGTACTGGTTCAAGCGGATCAGCACCTCGGCGTCACCCGGCATCACCGGGTCGGGCTCCAGGCCATCGTCCACCGTGCGCCAGAAGTCGGCCACCTTGGCTTTGATGGCGGCGATCACCGCCTCATCGCGCAGGCGCTCGATCACCACGCCCCTGTTGCCGCCGATGAAAGCGCCGATGAATGCGCGTTTGAAACCGGAGACCGCCATCTGGTGCTGCACCTGCATTTCGATGTGCTCTGGGGCCTCGATGCTGCTGTCGTCGTGCTCGATCCAGCCGTCGCGGAAGGCCAGGTAATCCACGTTCTTGATCTCCAGATGCACCGGCTCGCCAAGGTTGGTGATCACGAAGTCAAACGAGCTGCCCATGCGCAGATCTGGGTCGCGCAGGTATTCCTTCATCGGCCGGATTTCCCAGCCCTGCTCCTCGGCGATGCCGTGCGCGATTGCGGCCTCGAGGCGGTTGCCCCAAGCCATGCGGTCGTTGGTCTTGAACTCAGGCACGATGCCGGTGCGCTTGCGGTGCCAAAGGTCAAAATGCGTGACGTATGGGCTCATGCCAAACAGCGCCGCAGACTCGGTGCTGGTCACGTCCTTCTTGCGCAGCTCCAGCCATTGCTCTTGACTGGCGGTGACGATGATTTCAGTTGCCATGGTGTTCTCCCAGCAGTATTTTTCCGGCCGCATCCGGGAACCGCGCCCCGTGAGCAGCCACCATGTTGGCGTCGATTACTTCATTGAAGCCGTCGCACGGTGCGATCCAAAACCCGTGCTCGCCGTCGTCTTGCGTTGCGGCCACGATGCCAATCAGGCCTTTGCCGCTGGTGAACCACATTACTTTGTGGATTGTCATGGTTGTTCTCCGGTGCGTTCGGCAACCCGAATGCCGCTGTCGTATGGTTGAAGCGCGTCGCGCAAAAGGTCTGCATGGGCAATAAGCAACTCCACCAATTCGTCGCTTGTTGTTGCACCGTATAAGTTGGCATGATTTGCCGCGCGCTCAACGGCTTCTCGCCGCTTTCCCCGCACCAATCCTCTGCGAACGGCCATTTCGTTGAAACGCCGCTCATCTTCTTGTGTCCAGTTGTCCATTTTGGTTGCTCCTTTCAGCTTCCGTTAAATTCGCCGGGAAATCCGGCCTTCAAATCACAGGACGATGTTCGCTCGCCAAACATAAACGTCAAGTCCAACGATCAAAATTCCAGACAAAAATACAACAGACTCAACATAGTCAATCATGGGCCTGCGCCATAGTCGGATGGGCTCGGCAGGCCCTCGGTAAATAATCATGCGGCCTCCTTAGCTGGCTGGCGGCCTTGCAAAAACAGGCCCCAGCACCTGGCGCAAATCCAGCGCTTGGGGGTCATCTGGACGCCACCCTCTGGAAAGCGTGGGCGGTCGCAGTCGTGGCAGTGTTTCATGGGGTTTCCAAAAGGCTGATCGGCATGTAATGACAGGCTTTGTCGCGGCTGCTGGACGCGGCCACAAACGACTGCCTGTACGGGTGGTTTTGTTGCTCGGGGTGGTCCATCCACCGGCGGCAGTTTTGGCATTTGTCGCACACTGCGGCAGGCTGGCAGCGGCTGTAGTCGAAGGGAAGGGGGGTCATTTGGTTCCCCTTGCGTTGATCCCGGCCAACAAGCCGTCGATGGTGTCGAACTCTTCTCCGGTGTCGGTCAGTTTGAAAGTGGCCTTGCCTTTGCCCCACTCGCCAGTGCTGATCTTGCGCGGCGTGTAGACCTGCTTGGCAATTTTGTGCTCGACGTTTTGGTATTGGCGCAGGCCGTGGTCCTCGGCGCTGTAGCCGAAGGTGTATTGCAGCGGGATGGCTGCGAGTTCTTCGAGCGTCATGCTTGTTCCTCCTTTTGTTTGGCCAAGTATTTTTCAGCCCAGTCGTTTATTTCGCTCACCGTGAACCAAGCCCTTGGCTTTTCCAACATTTCTTTGGCAAGCTGGTCCGGCGTCTTTGGCCCGGTCTCCGCACCGCAGCGTGTGCAGGTCAAGGAGGTCTCGCTGGTGAAGTGCCAGTTGTGTTTGCAGGTCATGATGGAAGCCCTCTCACTTTTGCCTCGACCAGCATCAGACGATCAAGCTCTTGGATCACCAAGGCTTTGAAGTGCTCAGCTGGCAGATCCACTTGATTGCCACAGGCAGCCAAGGTGATCAGCAGGGTGTTGAGTGCCACGCTGCTGTCGTGCCCTTCAATGATCGGTTTGATCTGCTGGAACATCTTTTCCACAGCAGCGTTGTGTTCCTTCAATTGGTCTTTGGTCATTTTGTTTCTCCTCTTGCTCGGATGGCTGCGGCAACGCTTCGGCCTAATGGGCTGCGGCCACTTGTTAGGAAATCCTCTGCCGCGTTTGCACACGCCTCACGCTCATCAGCACGGACAAGGGCCTCAAAGGCTTTGAGGTCTTCAAGAACAGCTTGAACATGCTCCTCCGAATACGCATCACGGGGGTCAATAATTCCAGCCTCACGGGCCATGTCTATCGTGTCTCTCATGTGTTCTTCTCCTTGAGTTTGGCTTCCGTTTTGTCGATGGCTGTATCTATGTCGTAGCTGCGGCACATCATGCGTTCGTGCGGTG